GCCCCTGCATCTCGGCACCCGTGGGGCGATTTACATCGGCAAATACGCCAGCATAAGAACTCAAATCGTTAACAGCAAGAGGAGCCGGGTGCGTCTGCACATTAGCAAGAAGCTGTTCTAGCGCGTCAAGGCGAGGTGCGAGATAATTCGCAAGTTGCGGACCCGTATCCCGTACAGACTGCCGAAGCATATTGAGATGGTCGAGCGCGTCTTGCGTATTTGCGCGTGCTTCAAGGCGACCCTGCACCTGTTCCTGTCTAAGTCCCTCCAACTGCCGGGGTAGTATCGCCTGTGCGTACCGCCCCTGAGCTTCTTCGGCAGATCGTCCTTGTATTTTAGCAAGGAGCTGTTTCTGGACTGGTTCAGATGCTTTAACCAGTAGCCGTGGATTGGCCATAAGTTCTTCAACCGTGGGCAGACCTTCGGGACCGAGAGAAAGCGCACGCAATGGCGCCGTTAATTTAGATTGGTGAAAAACGACTGGCGCCTTTGCCTTTTTTAGTCGCTTAGCTGGCTCTTTTTGAGTTGCCTTTTTCGCAGGGGCTTTGCGTTTAGTAAAATATACTCCTCCAGATACATCTTGATTTGACATTTATTAATAGGATTTTTATTAATAATTTCTTCTAATAAATGTCGTTGGAAAAAATGACGCTCTTCTACAAGGACCGCGATCTCTCGGGGCAGGAGATCATTAAACTAGTCGGAAAACCGCCAGTAGTATATTCAGAACTCAGTAAATATAAAACAATTGACCAATTGCTCGGAAAAGAGAACTACTGTATTGTTATGTACCAAACATCGTCGCGCACCACGGGCCATTTCGTGGCGATTACGCGCAACGACAAGACAGGTAAAATTAGATATGCCGACCCGTACGGCATTCCAAATCCGGACACCGAATTACAGTTCACGCCATATGACCAGCAGATTCCTAAGTATTTATCGGCACTACTTGCAGGCACAAATTACGAGAGCAACATGATAGATTATCAGGGGGGCAAGAAGGTTTCAGACTGTGGGCGATGGTCCTCGCTGTTCTGTATTCTGCACAATTTAACTCGCAGTGAAGTTCAGAACCTGTTCAAAACCAACGGGTCAGGCTTTCTCGGCAACTCGGATAATTGCGCCGTGCTTTTAACGCTATTTGCGCTGAATGATCTAACAAAGTTCTTCCATCAGCAACCCAACCACAGTAGGTTCTAACTTAGCGGTTAATATACAGCATTTAGTTAATATAAAATCATATAAAATCATTGATTAATCAATATACAACCTGTTATACCCTTGAAATATAACGTTATATTCAAATGCTATACTATAGTGTATATTGCTTGAATGATGATTTTATATGCTTTTATATTGCTTTTATATGATTTTATATTATCTATTATTATAATAATAGATCAACCAAGGCATAATTAGAAGAACTTATTGACAAACCAGTTTGTTCCCATCTTTGCCAAGGGTGCGATGCTTGGTCCTACGATTGGAATGTGGCTCACGCCATACGCAACCGCCTCTGGCGCATACTTCTTAACATACGGTTTAGCCATCTCTAGTCCTTTTTGGGCATACGGCACTGCCTTATCGTAGAATGACCCTACAGTGCTGGCAATTGAACTCCCGATCGCCTTTGCTCCGTTAAGAACGGACGACCCCGTGGATTTAAGAAAGTCAAAAAATCCACCTCCTGTCTCGTTGTGTGCTTTAAGCATACGCATTTTTGCTATGCGCGCAGTTTTACTTTTAAGGATATAAGCAACATGATTTTTGATTTCATCGGGTGCGTGTTGCTTATATGACTTTAACATGTGGCATAGAAAATCTATGTGTTCTGGTTTTGCCGTTTTCAAAAACGCACCTCCCTCTTCTGTTGGCGTGTTGACAAGTTTAACTAACTTTTTAAGATTAGTTTCTTCCATTTATTACAGGCATTAATTATTCTTATGATCTATTATTATAATAATAGATAGACTTTATTAACTCAAGGCGTATCCTACTCCTTAAAGTTCACACTCAAATACTGTTTATGAGTTGAGGCGTTGTGGAGGTACTGTCGCGCGTTGTCTTCTTCTTCGTTGATTGTGCGTGTGCCCGAGCGGTAAAAGTCGGTGATCTTCAAGCGCCGGATCGTGTTGACATTGAGCGGTTTACCAAGTATTGTTTGGGTCGCATCTGCGAGCAGAGCCGAGAATGTCTGGATGAGGTAGGGCTGGGTCTTGCTATTCAGAATTAGGTAGTCTCCGTTCTGTTTCTTGAACTCCGAGAGGTAGCTGTTCATCACTCTCGCCACCTTCTCGTTAATCGGAAACCGCACCTGCCCATATGTCTCCTTGGATTTATAGTTATTCATAATGATGTCTTTGACCTTGAGAACTCCGTTGTCGCCCGTGGTCGTGATATAATTAAAATCCTTGCTCATTGAATTGGGTTTCTTCTTGGTATTAACAAGCTTCATCAGCGGAATGTCTTCAAGGCGCGGGGTAAAGGAATTCTGGAAGTACATCATGCACAGCATCTTGAACACCAGTTGCGTATCGTCTTGGGGCGTATATGCGTCTATTTTGCGGTTAATGTCGGCGACGGGCATACTGAGTTCTTCCTGCTTCTTTGACCCGAGATTGTCGCCCCGCTTGTGCGTCTCTTCGGCTTTAAAGTCCGAGAGCAGATGCTGGTACTGGGAGATGATGTCGTTGTCAAGGTTCATATGTTTCAGCAGTTTAATAATTGGCGAGATGTAGTCCTTGGGGCTCTCAAGCCCCGAGTTGATGAGCGCGTTCTTGACATCGTCAAATTTAAGGAGGAAGCTCGGGTCGCCAGTCCACCCCTTGTCTTGCACGAGAGTAGAGAGCCGGTTGAGTTTTCTGACATAGTTTTCAACCGAGGTCTTTGCGAGCGGTTTGAACGTTTCCTGTGAATTTCCGCGAATGCGACTTGATATCTGCTCAGAGAACAGTTTCGTTAGTAGATTGAGTTGGTCTACGTCCTTGGTATATATTTTCTCCTGTCCGAATTTGCGGGCTTTGAATATATGATTGGCCATTTATTACAGTATCTTTTCTTTTTATATTATTCAGAGTTTATACTATCAACATCGTCGTCGTCAGACATGTATCCGCGAGCCGTTCCACTAATAACGGCGCGTTGCCCGCCGAAGAGCGTGCGCGGACTGTCGTCCAGCGACTGCGGTATATACGAGCCGTCTCTGGATGCGGTATCAATTGCTTCCTTGACATCCGCAAGCGACATGCAGGCCGTATTAATCCTGAAAAAATCTGGACTGATTTGGCAGATGCCTTCTTCAACCGTAAGCACCTGAAAATCAATCTCTGGTAGAGTAGCCCACGGTTCGGGTTCTGGCGCAGGAGGTATTACTCGTTCGGCAGAAACAAAGCCGAGTAATACACACGGCAATGTATAGTCCTCTATCTGCACTAAGTCTGCAGGGTGTAGTTTTTCAACATTATTGACAGCGGTTGTACTTGCTTGAACTAGATCATATATTAAAGAGTCGTAGATTATAGTATTTATTGGGGTGACCGACGCCGGTATCTCATCACCTATGTCTCCATTTTGAATACCGCGCACTTGTAGTCTTGACGATACAAATTGACCATTTCTGTATCTATCCAAAATACAAAAGAAAACACCCTGTGTTGAATCTATTGACATATCTACAACCGCATATGTATCTGGAACTGCCGTCCATGTGGCCGTTAGAATAACTGGCACGGCATGGGGGGCAACAAGCATCGGATACGTAGATCCTGCTTGATATATGGTTGTTCCGTCGGTCCATCCTGCAAATATAAAATCGGGTCTGGTGGGGGGTAGCGCAACCACAAATGTAGCGCCAGAAAGAACCGGCACTTGTGTTGGTGTCGGCGATGTTCCACCGGCCATAACATATGTCACAGTGTACAGCCATATCGCCGTAAAATTGACGCCTTGTTGGGGCATATTATACGAAGTACCCTGCACATATGTGGTTGCTGTATCATTCCAACCAGTTACCTGCGGAACCTCAATACCCATGATGTATCCGACGGGCAATGGCACATTTAGAGGTGCCGTTGCATATGCCCACATTGTAAAACTGGTCCCTGCATCTACTACAATATTTGGAAAAGTAGTTCCCGATGTCCCCGTCCACGGCGCACCGTTTAGATTAAACGTGGCAGTTGCGAGAGTATCAGACCACGTGGCCGTTAGAGTAACTGGTTGTGCAGTTGGCGCAACAGGCATCGGATACGGAGATCCTGCTTGATATATGGTTGTTCCGTTGGTCCATCCTGCAAATATATAATCGGTTTTAGTTGGAACCGTTGAAGATACAGTAAATGTGATGCCTGCAGAAACTGGAGCTTGTATAATTGGTGTCGGCGATGTCCCGCCAGCCAAATCGTACGTAATATCATAGGTCCACTGGGCAACCAATGCGCCACCGCCCGTCGGCATAGGCCACCACACATATGAACCGACCGCCTCGGAGCCAAAGAGCCAGTTCACAAAATTAAATCCGGCAGGAAGGGGTCCATATCCCTGTACAGTGAATAATGTACCGTCGGGGTGTGTCTCGGGTGGAAAATATCCGGTCGCTCCGTTAAGGTCATAAGTAATAGTGCTAGATAGTGTCGGAGCAGGCGTATTGCTCGTTGAGTATCCAACCATTTGTGGAGTATTTGCAAATGTGTATATCCGAATTATGGCCATTGATTTAGTTTGTAGATTATATACATTATTGTCAGCTGATAGCATCAATCGTTGCGATAGAGTATCAAATATGATATTATAGTATTGATAACTACCAACATTAGTGCCTTCAATATCTCCCGTTAGCAAACTATAGTTTAAGGCCATCCATGTTTCACCCTCTACATTAACATAGAACGACCCACCAACAGTATCTAGCGATATTGCTGAGACTACTGATTGTTGTGTAAAATCATATCTATTTATTACAGCAGATGTCGCAATATCATATGTATTTGCGCCAGCAACGTTATTGAACCCCATTATTAGGGTAGTTGCATCTCTACTAGCGCACGCAAGACCAATACGAGTAGTTGGAGAAATTATGCTAACAGATTGAAGTGTGCTTCCTAAAATCTTCCAGATCTGGACGTAATCGTTATTAGTAGATACAACTACCTGTGCACTATGCCCGCCTATTGCTGGATAGAATGTCGCATCAATTATGTCTGGAACATTTGCGTATGCCAATAAAAGCTGAGTGCGATGATATACATAAATATACTGGTCATTGACAGCCCAAAATCGCTGGTTTATCGCATCGTAAAACAAATTGGACGCTACTACTGGATTTCCATTTTCATCTAGGGGTATAAATGACATCACAAGAGTTGGCTGGACCGTGGGTGCCGACCCTATTACCATTTGATATAAATACGCCTGACTTGTGTTGATGAAACTAAAGTATTCGTATATAGGCTCTACAGGTGGCACAGGCGGGGGTACTGTCGGTGATGTTGAATATCCAAATGACGTTGGAGCGTGGGGCGCTAAACTCGCTGTAAATACTGCTGTCAGCGTTGATAGTCCTAAAAATCCAATAGAGCTTGACGCTTCCATAGATCTTAACTGACTTGTTGCTTGGTCAAATACCATAGTATTTACTCCAGTTGTTGATGAAGTAGCAAGTATATTTCCTAGTGAAAGATTGTATGAAGTCACTGTAGAATTTCCCGACGGCGTATTTCCACACACATAAAGCGTATCGTACGTATCATCAACACTTATAGATGCCACATCGGCTAGTCCCGAAAGAGTTAGGTCCCACGACGCCACATATCCTGTCGGCTCACTGCTATAGACCGTCGCCACAGAGCCCTCCATAAGCACGAGACAATTGGTATCACACGCTCCGGCAGTGAGTATCGTAAAAGTTGCTCCTGCGTAGTTCTTTGTGATCGGCTCGCTGACGTAAATTGTATTTCCGCTTTGTGAAAAAACATAAGCAACGGCAGGCGATGTCCCAGTCCAAACAACCAGTTTTCCTGCAACTATTTGTCCTTGCGGATCTGTTGCCGACGGAAAGAAACTGGCGCCTCTAAGAAAACTATATGGAATGCTCTCGGCCACATATTGTCCCTGAGCATTATACAGATACACATATGTTTCGGTCATCAGCCAATACGACGACATGATTGGATCATAAAATAAGCCCAGTCCAACGACTGGATTTCCACCACTATCCACTATCGGAAAGGAAAGCTCCAATGTCGGCGCAGTAAGAGCGGACGCCCCAATACTAGAATACAAGTATCCCATTGCTGTTACTTCATAATTTCCCAGAAACGAGTAGTATTGGTTGAATGTCGCAGGAGGAGCAGGAGGCGTCGGAGGCACGGGCGGTGGCGGGGTCCATACTGCTGTAAATGTAAGCGGGCCCGCGGTGGGTGCCGACGGCATCGTATACGCGTACGAGGCTGGAAGCACTTGTGGTCCCAACTGCCATCCATAAAATGTAAATGTGTCTTTAGTGGGCATAACAGGTAGAGTGAACTCTTGAAGCGCAGTAACTGTCTCTGGAGAACTTTGAGGAGATCCACCTGCGAGATCATATGTAATGATGTATGTCCATTGTGCGGTAAAGGTGACATTCTCGGCAGGCATCGTGTATGTCGCGCCACCACTGAGAATGTTTCCGGATTTACTGTCCAACCACCCGAGAAAATTATATCCTGTAAAAGTCTGTAGTGTTGCCAGCGGAAATGTAGCGCCCACTTGTTGGTCGGGTTGTGTTGGCGCAGTACCCGATGGCCCATTTAGAATATATGTGACGGTATATTCCTCTGTCCACTGGGCAGTAAAGAGGACGGCCTCTGCCGGCATCGTATACCACGTTCCCGCGTTCAAAATATTTGACGAAACACTGTCTAGCCATCCGTCAAATACATACCCGCCACGAGTTGGTGCCGACGCTAAAATAAACCGCTGTCCAGCCACTTGCGGACTCTTCGTTGGACGAGGCAGGG